TGCGTCTTGATGTAAAAGACGCTGATGGCAATGAAGTACGCATTAGTTTTGAAAGCAAACTTGCTTTTGGTTTGTTTTTAGATAACTTATGTAACGCACAAGACGGAACAAACTAATTATGACTACTCAAACAATTCAAATTACAAAAAATGTATATTTAGAATTTTCTAGCATGATTGATACTTGTGCTGGTATTCCTCAAGAGGATAATGAATTTAATGGTTTGTTTACCGCCTTAGACAAAAGCAAATTTCAAAACCCTTATTTTTATGCTGAACTTAATGAAGCACAAATAAAACAACTTATTCATTTTGCTCACAAACAAATTGAATATTTATTTAATATTACTATTCCACAATTAAATGACGACCAAGATTATAAAGAGGCTGGGGCTTGTCGTTACACAATTAAAGGATTACAAAAATTGATTAATTCATTAACCGAAAAGGTAAGTGTTTCGGTATGACTTTTTCAGAAATGGTTGAGTTATATCTCAGCGGTCAAATTACACGCGATCATTTTTTTACATTAATTAAATCCCTAGACAAGAAGGCAGGTGCTTAACATGAAACCAGAAACAGAATTAGAACTAAGAAAAGCAAGGGCAATTCAGCAATCAAATTTTGAGGAAATTATGGACATAATTCGCCCACACATTCCTGAGGATCGTAAGAATTTAGTAATTGAATTATGGGCAGAAACAATAACCAGAATTGAATTGGCTCATTGGTCAGAAGGTTATGACGCAGGGTACGAATCAGCCGAAAAACATTACAAAAAATTAGGCGCACCATGTTAGCCACAACTACCTATTACACGATCTCGGAACCGAATTGGCTTGCGGGATGTTGTGGTACGGTTCAGTTCACCTATTATTGTTTAGAACACGGAACTAAGATGGGGTGCTATTTTTGCGATTATGATTACAACGAGAAATGCGATTGTTAAGTTTGCCGCGAGCCGTAATCTCTCGGTAAGGGTGTAAGGGACAGGGAAGTCTTACACCGCAAGACCCGCCATTGATTTGCCTCATGGCGGGTTTTGCTTTTCCCTAATGTATTCTTAGAACATGACCACTATTGCCGCTATCGAAGGTGACGGCTGGTCGGTAATAGCCGCCGATTCTCAGAGTTCTGATTCAGATGGTTTTTGTATAAACATTCCAGCGGGCAAGATATTTGAAAATAATGGAATTATTGTTGCTGGGGCTGGATCGGTGCGTGGCATTAACTTACTCCAATATGCCTGGGAATCACCACCTATTAAAATTACAGACATAGACAAATATGTCACCAGCATTTTAGTTCCTTCAATTCGCAGATGTTTCGACAATGCCAGTTATGAATTTAAACGAGATGATTCAGCCGTTGAAAACGATAATATTTTTTTGCTATGTATTCAAGGCAAAATGTATCGGCTTGATGAGGATTATTCCTGGGAACGAACTGACGAAGGAATATATGTAGCAGGTTCGGGGGAACGATTTGCCCTGGGTGCTTTAGCCGCATTAGACGCAGGTAATATAACTACCGTAGCGCAAGCCAAAAATATATTGCGCAAGGCACTTAAAGTTGCTAGTAAGTATGACGCTTTTACGGGCGGAGAAATTAAATTTATGGTGTCTAATGGATAAGAAAATTGCCGAAGCAGTTTTAAAACGAGCAAATAATTATTGCGAAGCCTGTGGTCAAAGCGGTGATGATTTTGCGCTTCACCATAGACGGTTAAAATCTCAAGGCGGTAAAGATGAAGTTTGTAATCTGATAGCCGTTCATCACCGTTGCCATAATTTAGGTACTTATTCGATTCACATGAGGCCATTAGCGGCAGTAGAAAAAGGTCAAATAGTTCCTAGTTGGGCTAATCCTTCGGAGTTTCCCCTTACTCTCTGGGATGAAAGTAAGGTATTGTTGGATAACGAAGGCAATTACATATACCTGAAAGAAGGCTCAAATGGCACAGATCGAAGTGGTTGGTAACGGCGGCGGAGAAGCCGAGTTAAAGTTTATTAAAGGAAGTAAAGGCGAGTTTGCGGTTGCTAACTTCTCATTAGCCGAATCGCCGCGAGAACTTAAAAACGGCGAATGGATTACAGGCGAAACCGTATGGTGGAAAGTAAGCGCAACAGGCGAACTTGCTGAATGGTTAGCAGATACCACCCTTAAAGGAACTAAATTGCTTGTTAAAGGCGACCTAAAATCTTTTGAATATAAAGGTCGTGACGGATCAACCAAGCAAGGTTTTGAAATTAAAGCCAAGATGATCGCGTTGGTTGGAACTTTAAAACGCAAGGTAGCAGAACAAACTAAAGCGGAAGGTTTAACAGAATGGCCTTTCTAATTTCCTCTGAACAAGTATGCGAGATTCTAGGTATTAAGCCAAACAATCTCCACCAGATTAGATACCGCAAACAAATCGAATGGGCAGAAAAGCGCGGCAAGCGTGTTTACTTTCGGCTTGAGGATGTTGAGGCTTACAAAACAAAGCGTGACTCGCGCCGCAAATGAAATGTGCCTTATGTCGTAAGACAACCGAACGCTCACTATGCCCTGCTTGTTGGGATTATTCGTTAGAGAAACTTAAAACTTTCCCTGCTCGATATAAACAACTCGAAAAAGAATTGTTACCCAGTAAAGGTAATAGTGAGCGAATCGGTGGCACTAAAACTCCACCATTGCCCGTAAGAATTGAAACTTTACATTTGCGCACAGGCGGAATTAGCAAACCTTTAATGGCGCATGAAGCCAAGATTAGAATTCAGCAAAAGCACACCAAGATTACTTTTCGAGGTGAGGAACAAAACCGAATACAGATCACTTGTAGTTATTTAACAGCCCAAGCCGAATACATATTTACTTATTATCAAGAGGCAGGACAACTCGCTTACGACATTAGTTCAATAAATAAGCAAATTAACAATGTCTTAGGGTATCGTTCTGAACTATTAACAATCGGAACCTGCCCAGCGCAGGATGATAAGGGGCAGGTTTGTGGCAACAAATTACAAATTAATCCTGTCACGCTTACAAATTTTGGCGATATTCGTTGCCGCGCTTGCGATACCGTGTGGTCAAGTGAAAAATGGCGATTGCTCGGGAGAGTCCTAAGTGATAACCCTTCTCGAAGCAACCCAGATATTTAAAGTTTCAGTACCTACGGTTTATAGATGGATTAAGCAAGATTCTATTTCTTACAGATATTATGATGGTATGAAAGTTTACGATTTAGACGCGTTACAAAATGCTTACGAGAAACGCCGTTCAAAGGCTCAGGCATGATAAAGTTAGCACTATCTTGGAATTGGTCTATCCCGTACGGACTTGATTTATGCGGATAGTTCTAAATGAACTCACAGTAGAGGAAATAGATGAAGCGTTGGAATTCTTGCGCCAATCTCTACAGGACTACTACGGGCATAGGCTAACTTTTCAACAACGAGAGTTCTATCTTGCTTCCGTTGATGATTTATTAGACGCAAGGAACGCAATCGTTGGGGGGCAATTAATTGAAAACCATGCTAATAGCGAATGGGAAAAGTAAGTAATCTATCCATGCCAAATCACAATGCCGCAGTTCCTTCACCTGAGTTAGTTGATAAAGAGATCAAAGTTCTCGAATTACGCAGGGCAGGACTAACCTGGCAACGAATTGCTGAGGAAGTCGGATACGCTGACCATACTGGGGCTTATGCCGCATATAAGCGAGCAATTAAACGCACTATGCGCCAACCCGCTGATGAACTTAGAACGCAAGAATTAGATCGTATTGACCGACTTCAGTTAGCCGCTTGGCCTAGTGCTATGGATGGCGACACTAAATCCATTTTAACTATTATCCGTTTGATGGAAAGACGCGCTAAACTACTAGGGCTTGATATGCCTATTAAGATAGAGCAAGAAATAACCACTTGGGAAGGTGGCGAATCCATTGACAGAGCAGTTAAAGACCTCGCCGCATTACTCACAGCGAACTATGATGTTGGCACAGGCGAGAGTTCAATGGCAGAATATATCGGCGAGACCGAACCAATTACCGCCGAACTCGAATTGGAAAACTTGGTTAATTCTATCGGGGCGCGGATGGGGCAAGACGAGAACGGGCGCGGAGTGGATAGTCTGGAAAGCATTGACGGAACCGAAAACCCGCTGGGCGGTAGTAGCGGCAACTAGCGCGGATGTTATAGATACTTGCTTCGAGGGTGAATCGGGCATTATCAGCGTATTAATTCGTTATGGCGTTTATGACGAAAATGATTGGAACAGATCACGAAGTAGTTACTTACTTCCAAACGGTTCACGCATAAAAGGTTTTACAGCAGAAAAGCCCGACCGTCTGCGTGGCCCGCAACATCATGGGGCTTGGTGTGATGAGTTAGCCGCCTGGACAATGCCAGAAACATTTGATCAATTACAGTTCGGTTTGCGTTTAGGTACATTTCCTCAAGCGATAGTTACTACAACTCCTAGACCAACAAAGATCGTCAAAGAGTTAATGGCTGATCCTGATACCGTTATTACTCGCGGTAGCACATACGAGAATAAAGATAATCTTGCGGCTAGTACGCTTATCACCTTACAGAATAAATACGAGAATACTCGTTTAGGTCGCCAAGAATTATTTGGTGAAGTCCTAGACGATAACCCAGGTGCGTTATGGAATCGCGCAGGGATTGAAAGCACACGAATTAAGTTAGACGAACTACCACCGCTTACTCGCATAGTTGTTGGCATTGACCCAGCGGTTAGCAATACTGAAAGTAGTGACAGCACAGGTATTGTCACTTGCGGTATGAGTAATGACGGTAATTACTATGTGCTAGACGACAGCACTTTGAAAGCAAGCCCGCAGGAATGGGCAACCGTAGCAATTCAAGCGTTTGACCGATTTAAGGCAGATCGAATCGTTGCTGAAACTAATAACGGTGGCGATTTAGTTATTCACTTATTACAACAAGTTAAGCCAAGTGTTCCAACTAAAAAGGTAACAGCAACTCGAGGTAAAGCGTTACGCGCTGAACCTATTGCCGCTTTATATGAACAAGGCCGCGTTCACCATGTTGGATATTTCGGCAAACTCGAGGATCAAATGTGCGAGTATGAACCTGGTGTAACTTCTGATAGTCCTGATCGCATGGACGCATTAGTTTGGGCACTTACCGAACTTAGCGAGAACTCAACAACAATTAACTTTTTTGCTTCACTTGCGAACATCTGCCCTAAATGCCAAAACCCTGTAAATAAATCTGCCGCCTTCTGCCCCACTTGCCAAAGCCCTATTGGAGTTAAATTATGACAGCGCAATCAATTAGCCAGACACCTGATCCGCTAAGCATTACACTTCGCCAAAATCAAGAATGGGCTATTACTTTTTCATATTGCTTAAATGACGCAAACGGTAATCCTGATATTACTAA